GTTGGGGCGCTCGCAGTAAACGTCTGCGTAAATGCGATAATACCCTTCGTAGCTGTCTACACCAGCGGCACCAATACCTGCACGGGCAAGAATGTTGCCATCGAGGTCTGCGAAACCGGGCTTCTCTAGCTCAGCCATCTTCCATTTCTTCGTGTGTAGGAAGTAAAGCATGTGCTTACCGGCATCTACCGAGACTCGGATTGGAATACCGTTGAAGCCTAGACCACTGAAGCCACCATCACCCTGACGAGCAGAATCTGTTGACTTGTAGAGGTTAGCTGCGTTGGTACCTACCAATAGGTTGGTGTATGAAGCACGCTGTGATGGGTTCATAACGATTGTATCTACTTCTAGACCGGAATCGTTGAATACTGCATCAGTAATACTTTGCATACGGCCAAGTGCTAGGGGCTGGAACACATCGTAATCAGCCGCAACACCACTATCTTCTACTGAACGGATAGCGTCTGACTGTAGGGCTGGCTCACCAGTTGCGTCAGTACGGTCAACACCGAAGTGTGAACCACTTGACAAGTTGGTAGCAATACCAGTCATTTCTAGCTGTGCAGCAGCTAGTGCAGCAGCATCACCAGTGATTTCCATTGCAAAGCAATCGTCATCACGAAGCTGGGTCAATGCAGCATAAGCAGCACCGGCAGCAATACGGACTGTGTTGTTTGCAACGCTAACTGAAGAAACAGTTAGAGTTACACCGGGGTTGATTACGGCGTAATCACTCATTCTACGGAACTTAACTTGAAGAGCAGCGGCAGCAGCACGTTTACGCTCTAGCTCAGCGGCATCACCCGAGAATGGGATATCCTGACCACCAGCCGTATCCAATAGAGGACCAGCACCAGCGGCGCTTACTAGTGTGTGAATGTAACCAGTTGTGATTCCACCTGAGAACGTAGCAACGTTTGCACGCTTACGAACGTCCTCGACGAGCTTACGAAGCTCAAGATCAATGTAGTTACCGAACGAATAAGCACCCTTGGCACTTGAAATCGCTGGACCACTGATCTGAAAACGACCATAAAGGAACTTGGCATTAATAACAAGCTCTTCATAGGTTTGATTACCGGCTGTTGGTAGAGTTGCGCCCTCTGCGGCGAATCCTACACCAGCATTACGAGCTACATGAACAGGAACGACTACTCGCTTACCTGACCAATCTAGCTTTGCTTTTTCGAAGACTTCAAGCATGAAGACTTCCTGATTTAGTTGCTCCTCAACAGCACTTACATAAAAATCTTTTAGTACTGAGTTGAGGGTAGTAATAGTTGCTGACATAACTTTTCCTCCTTATTTCCAGTTTTGTCTTAAATAATCCATAAATGATGCCTTTGCATCATCCATGTTCTTTGGTTTATTGACAGAAGCATCAAATGTTGCTCCTGCTGCTCCTGCTGGGCTAACCCTGCGAGGAGCCGATGGTGCTTCTACGGGCTGTGAAGCTGCTGGGGCATAACCCTTTAAAGCTTCTTTGCGGATATTGTCTACAAACATATCGTATTTGTAGGCAATCTCCATTAAGTCCGCATCTGCATCATGGATAACAGCATTCAATAAAACTTCTTCTGGAACACTAGGAAAGGCTTCTTTGGTCATGCTGATTTCTTTTTGAAGATCTACTTCAGCTTGATACATTTCAAACTTTTCTAGACGTTTCTCAAGTTCTGAATATCTAGGATCTTCATAGTCATCTTCGTTATCAAGATAGCCAAAAAGATCATCTTCTTGAGTTTCTGTAGTTTTATTTTCTTGGGCAGATCGTAGCTCTTCTAGTTGGCGCTCTAAGTCGCTAACTTTTGTTTTAAACTCATTTCTGCTTTCAATAACCGACTTAAATCTGGAATAAGGAATACTATTCTCATCTGAAGATGACGAATCTTCAGCAACATTTACGTCTCGTTCGGTACCAGCTTCTTCTGACGGTGCAGTTTCTGCTTGGGTTTGTGGTGTTTCCTGAACTTCCACTACCTCTTGAGTAGTTTCAGTAGGTTCGCTATTATCCATTTGTTGTAGCCGTTCAGCGAGTTCGGCTTGTTTTTCTTCATTTAAAAAACTCATACGCTGTTTTTTCTCCTTGCATCACTTTTTTACAAGGTTGTGACCTTGAATGCATTATTTAACAGGACTTATTGGTTCCAATCCGCAATAAATCGCTCTAAAGGACTTTCATCAGCCCAATAGTTATCTGGGATTGTTTCTAATGTTGTACCGTGAGCAATCTCAAAGTTTATTTTGTCTCTTAATGTAGCAGGTTTTTGTTGTTGCATACGTTCGTGCTCATAATGGAAGCTTTGTTCTAATCCCATCAAGGCCAATCCTAGTGACATAATCAAATCGTCATGATAGCCTGCTTCCGCTTCAGCCTTGCCTTTATCTGAATAAATAAAATGCAGGAACTCGTATTTTAGTCTAGAGCACTTTATTTCTATTTTGTTTGACGTAATCGTATCAATAAGCTTCGCCATAAGTACAGGACGGGAATGTGCTGAGGTATAAAAACCAAATCGTTCTGTGAATGTCTTAGAAAGCTTGTCAAACTTCGTCTCAGTATACAAATAGGGGTACTCTGCTGAACGTAAGTGCTCAATAATAGCTTGGCCATACGAGTTACGCTCACAAACCACAAGTGCTTCATATTTTGTCAATATATTTTCTATTTCTTTTGCATACTCCTTAAGAGTAAGCCTGTCATAGAAAGTACCAATAAGTTTGTAGTTTTCTTTATCTGTAACGTCTATGAGACAAGCTGCACTGTAGTCGCCATTAGGACTACCAGAAGCTGTATCTACTCCCAGAATATAGGAAGCATACTTATTTGGAGGGCTGAATAGTTGCCAGCCCATTTTGTCTGGTGCGTCCAATAAGTCTTTAGCCAGTGTTGGAAATACAAAAGCACCGGAAGCAATAAAGGCATCTTCAGGTCTGGCAGGATATTCTGTTTTAAAGGTATGTATGTTATTAGAGCAACGGGTTCTGAGAGTTTTCTGGAACCAATGAAACTGCCAGTCATTAAGCCCGTGTTCTGCTATATATTCTTTCTCTATTTCAGATAGTTTCCAGCCCTTATTGGGTTCCTTCTGCTGGTATGCTGTGTGGTCAGTCCAAGATAGAAATGTTTGCTTATATCCGTTAGAATCTTTCCAAAAGGTATAAAAGTCATTTAGACCATTTGGCGTTGTTTCTACGATGATTTCAGGATTGTTGGTAGCTGTTTGGAATAGAGACTGAATAGTATTATTCATGTCGTTCCAATAAGCAGCTTCTGAAGCGTGAATACAAGAGAATGTAGAACCACGAAAGTTCTGTGAGTTAGCTGTACCAATCTTAATAGAAGACCCTGTAACGAAAGAAAGCTCATTTGCAGAAGCTTTTTCAGTTTGGATCTTTAACCATTTGGGTAGATGTGTATAGAACCTTTGGTAAATGCTGTAAATGCTTTTGACAGCTTCATGTGTGTGAGCGATTACAACTACACGGGTGTTTATGTTGAATAGGGCTTTCCAAAAGAAGCGTGCTGCAATATAGGTAGAAGAGCCTAGCTGACGAGCTTTAAGGATTTTTAAATAAGGAGTTTCGTCTAGATCTGCGTGTATTTCTGATTGTGCTTTATTTAGGCGCAGCTTTATTAGCTTATCGTTTTTATCAACGATGTGCAGGTAGTTTTCTGCAAAATAGACAAAATCCCTTTTGCACTTTTCTACTTCTTTGACTATTTTATCTAAATCTTTTTGTTTTGCCATTAATCGTTAGATTTACCTATAACTGAAAGGATTGCTGATTCTAGCCCATCGCTGTTTTCTGACTTAAGGATATCATGAAGCAATCTGAGAGCGTCAAGCTTAAGTCGTGAGCGTGTTCCACGGCTTTTCTCTACTTCATCATCGGGCTGATCGAGGATAAAGGCTGTAATCATTTCTTTTAAATCCTCAGCATCTAGGTCTTTATTGGCTGATGGCATTTGATTTAAGATTTTTTCTAGTTTGTTTTTACTCATTTAGATTTCCTCTTTGCTGCCTTTTGCTTATTTCTATTGCGGCAAGTTGTTTTAGTGCCGCTTTTCTGCTCTTTTTCTTTTTAGAAAGGGGTTTTTTACCCTTACTATCATAAACCCTGTATTTTTTGCCTTCTTTTTTTATCATTATTATGCTCCGGGGTCTTTATCTATTTCTTCTTTTATTCTCATTTGTGCTTCAACAAGAGTAGGCAATATTGAAAGTAATATTAGCATTGGATGGGTTTTCGGAACGCCTGCTAATGGTGTCAGACCCATACGAGATTGAGCGGCCCTTCTTAGAAGTTCTGCTTTGGAAACTGTGCCAACTATATCTTCAAGATCAGCCTTTTTTGAGAAAAGTTCTAGCTGTTTTGGTTCTTCTTCAGTTTTTGAAGGTTCTATAGAACCAGCAGGAGGTTTTGTTTGTACACCGGCTTCTTCTGGGAGGTCAACAGGTTCTTGGTCTGCTTTACGACGAGCTTTTTCTTTAGCTTTTCTTCTTCTTCTATTTTTACTATATTCACGTTCTGTTTCAGGAGCAACATCTTTATCTTCAGATAAAGGTGGTTCGCCTGCTTTAAGACGACGAGCATTTTCTTTTCTTCGGCTTTCCTCGTTAGAAAGTTCCTCATATCGGTCTATAAGACTTGGTCTTGTTGGTCCATAACCACCTCGATCGATTTTTGCTTTTTCTACTGCAATCTCGGCGTCTGACATGTCTTTTATACCAAGGTAGTAAGGTCTCTTAGGCATCTTCCATCTCCTCTTTGCAATCCATCTTTTTCATCTTCATGTGTTTTTCATAGGTGTCAGCATCGTGTTCTTCATCTGAATCGTCATCAGACATATCTTCATCAGACATATCATCTTTTAGCATAATACTAATGCTGAATGCTTTGATAGCATCTGGGTCTATTTCATCCATTTTTTCTATCATTTTTTGAGCTGCTAGCTTTTTCATTTTATAGTTCATTTTATTACTCCTTGTATTTCCATCGGAACCCGCCGGCTGATTTTACTTTTCCTTTACAGGCTCTTGTAATGCTGCTCGGGTCTATTCCTAAACCGTCGGTGGCATCTTTTCCTGAAGGCCACTCTTTTATAAACTCGCCGTTTTTATTGTACTGAACAATAGGCTTTTTATTTGCTTCTGAACGTTTTCTTATTGTGTGTTCGGATTGTTTTTTACCGTACATAGGGTTATTCTTCCCCTTCTTTGCCTCTGAGAGTTTGTTTTTCGTCTCGGCGGTGTGTTTCTTTCCCTTCATAGCTTCTGACATTTTCTTCTTTGCTTCTTTAGAGCGTGTTCTGCCTTTTTTGCTACCACCTTCACCACCAGCTTTAAGGTTGTAACAAAAGTCTCTCTCCCATAAATCGCCTAAGAAAAGCTTTTCATTCGCAGCGTTTTCTTTTTTCGTCTCGGCGTAACATAGAATAACTTTGTGAAAGTTCTCTTTGCCGTGCTTTTTAATAGCACGATTTAGATGAAGCCCTGAACCTAAATAGGGGTCAGCATACCAGTTTGAGTATCTTTTTGTGGTGCGCTTTCCAATATAGAAATCACCTGTGATTGTGTTTGTCGTCTTGTAGCAATAGTGTATAGTCATGGGTTTATTCTACTCGTTTTTACATATTTAGTCAAGCAAGTCATCCATTATACCCACTCTGTGGACGGGCTCCAAGCAAGACAACTCCAATACCTAGGGGTCGTCTTATCTTTTACTGTAGCACACTTGTGACGGGCATTGAAGCTGGCTCGTCGTTCAGGATCAGATCTTTTTATTTTCATATCAGGATCACCAAAACGTACTAGTTTAGCGTCTTCAGCCCTACCCGTATTAGAGCCCCACACGGCAAATGCCTTTGGTCCTTTAGGGGTTCTCCACGGCTTGTTAATACCTTTGGCTTTTATTGATTTGAGTTTTTTTGCTACTTGTTTACGCATCAGTATTAACAGGTGAGCTAAATGGGGTAAAAAGGTAAAATGAGGCCCGTATATTTTTGCTTAGCAGACTATTAATAATAATGTCAAGTCTTATTATGTTACCTGATTTATTAGAGTTTATAAAGTTTCAAAGGGTGTACTGCTTATTTATCTTTATCAGTCTTTACGGGGATATCCCCCTTCTCCAAATAATCATTTAAAGATTTTATTAGCCCCTCTAATAGTTTCTCTATTCTTTCAGTCTGTTCCAGTAGCTCCCTATATTTGTTATTCATATAATAACCCTCCTACTATAAGTAGTACTTAAATAAAAAAAAGCACGGACCATAACAGCCCGTGCCTTATAAAGTTTATTTCTTTTATATGCCTATTATGGCTTATGTTATTTTATAATCTATAGAAGAGATATACCCCTTCATTAATGTTTGAGCAAGTTCCCTGTAAAGGGCATACTTATTCTTTAGTTCCCTATACTCACTCTTTAGTTGTTCATATTCTTTTTTTAGTTGTTCGTTCTCTTTCTGAAGGTCTTTCATGTGGTCTTCCCCCTTATGATTAACTAGTTGTCTCTTCAGTATTTCATTTTCTCTTATCAATCCTTTTAATGATTTTGTTTTCAATATCGTTTGCCTTCTGCCAAGCCTTGTACCTCTTACTCATTATTACTCCTTTTTAATAGCCCATCTCTTTAGCTTCGTTTAACTGCTCTTCTAACTCTTTACAATATTCGTTAGTTACTCTATTTTCCTCTTTCAGTTCTTCGTGTTCTCTTTTCAGTAGTTCATAAAGTAGCTTGTAGTTCTTATTAGAGTTATTGTTGTTATTGTTGTTATTACTTACAGAGTTATTGTTGTTATTGTTGTTTCTCTTTTTATTTGCTTTACGAAACTGTTCTCTTCGTGCTTGTAATCTTTCAGCTTCTGTTTTATATTTCCGTGGTCTTGACATGTTAATAACCTTTGATTTTTATTCTATTCTTTGGCTGTATTTAGATACTTTTACAGGGGAAAGGCTTTAAGGCTTATAACCCCCCCTTTAAAAGAAAAGGGCTTAAATCCTTTACAGTATTTGTACACTTTTATTCTTAAAGGCTTTTATAGCCTATGGTCCCTTTAAAAGTAAAAGGCTTTTAACCTCATAATCCCTTTAATCTTTTTATTATTTTACTGGGGAAAGGGTTATAAAAGCCTTTTTTCAGCGATTATGGTGTATTTTTAACACGTTTTAGGGGGTTGACAGGTGGGTAAAAGGGTGGCATGGTAAACCGCTGGTAAATAAACTCTCTACTGTAAAGGGACTTTATCTCTTTCTCTCTGTGTCCAGTATACTCGACAGCTTATTTTTTGTCAATCTCTCCTTCCTCTCTGTACTTCCAAATAAACCCACCTGCTGATTTACGTTTACCTGTACATACTGATGAAATGTGGGGCCGTTGTATACCTAAAGATTTGGCAGCATCTGTTGCTGAAGGCCACTCTTTCATAAACTCACCGCTTTTGCTGTACTGTACCACTGAGATTTTCTGTGCATCTGCCTGTTTTCGTATATGTTCTTTAGATTTAGGTTTCCCCTTCAGACTTTCAGACATTTTCTTTTTTGTTTCTTCAGAACGCTTCTTGCCATACATAGGATTTTTCTCCCCCTTTACAGCTTCAGATATCTTTTTTTTGTTTCTTTTGTATGTTCTGGATAAACTTGACCTGTTGGTCGTCCATTAAATGGATTCTTTTCTTGTTTATCCCAATATTCTTGTTCTTTTTTGGTTAGTTCTGATTTCTTACAGATATGTACTACTTTAAAGTTAAAATCTGAGTAGTGTGATTCATTGAAACAATCTTGTAGGCTTTGGCAGTGGTGCTCGTTCCTGCGTAACATGTATAGGTGAGCCTTCCAACGTCCACAGATGTCCTTGGATTGACCTACATAAGCTCTCTGGCTTGGTTCATGTACGATTAGGTAAATACCTGTTGTTCGTGTAAAGTTTTTCCAGTTCTTATTCATCTATCTAGTATATCCTGAACAGTGTTCTGCGTCAAGCTACTTGCTGATTTGTAGTACTATCTTGGATAATCCCAGTGTTATTCCAACGCCTATCACAAAACCTCCTAATCCCCAGTAAAGCTTTAGGTCTGGTATCTGAAGGGTCTTTATTCTTTCAGTTTTGATTCTGAGTAACTCATCATATATTTTTTTTTGTTTCTCTTTTTCTATGTTCAACAAACGCTGGTTGAAGCCGCATTCCGTCTTTAGCTTTTCCAGTTTGTATTCCTTATCAGCAAGACACAGGCGCACCTCTGTAGCTTTCTCTGAGCTTATACGAGCTTCGGCTTCTCGGTCTAGCAGAATGCCTGAGAAAGGCGCTTTCTCGCCTTCCTCCAAACTGCTTATTTTTTGTCCGTATGCTGTCTGAGATATAAAAGTTATCAGTATTAGCAAAGAAATAAATCTCATTTTATCTCCAAGTTATATTCTTGAGCCAGTGCTTTTACTCTGTTTTCTGTGCTGGTATTTAAAATGTTTTCTTTTATTTTTTGTGTGTTCTGAACTTCTTCAACATACTGTTCAGTGATTTGTTCCAGTTGTTCCTGATAGTCTTCAGATGCTTTCATTATATCTTTGTTGTCTAGGGTTTGTTTAAGTAAATCTTCTGTATTTTCTTTTTCTTCTGGTTTTCTCGTAACCAGTAAAAGACCTACTACACCTATGACGAAACCCACCAGAAGTTGCCAATATTTCTTTAATAATCTCATCTGAACTCACTTAAAAGTTTATCCGTATTTTCTGGCCACTCACCATACTTGTAGAAATCTTTTAATACTACTCTACAGACTTTCAAATACCGCAAAAAAGTTGAAACCTTCATCCCTGATAGTTTTATCGCTTCCGATCTACTGATTTCATCTGTGAGATATAGGATTGCGGGTTCTCCTAGCTTTTTCATTGCAACATGCAGTAGTTCTTTATACTCGTAGTCTTTCTCAGCGGTCGGGGCAATCCATGAGCGGTTCGTCGCATTATCAATCATGTTCTCCCAGAAGTCACCGTGATTTTCTTTGAGCCGGTCAAGACTGGTTCTTTTTCTATCTTTTTTTCTTTTCAGACCGTCTGGGATTGCTTGATTTGGTAGTCCCGTAGTGTGTAATCTACTTGTAAGGAAGTTCTTTACTCTAAAGCGTAACCATATTGGGTTCAGAACAGGCGGCTTGTCCTTTTCTTTTTCTTCTCTTAGTAGTTCTGAGATAACCCAAATAGCAAAGTCTGTATCTACACCTAGTTCAACAAGGCGTTTCCACGGTCGCTCGATTGTGTACCAGCTTTTACTAAAGTCCCAGATAATCTTCTTTACACAATCTGGATGAGAACATAAACCTGATGACAAAGTGTGCAGTCTGCCATGAGTAGGGCACTCTACGCTCGTCCATTTGCTTCGGACTGCTTTCTTCTTCTTTACAGCCATTGTTTCTGTTCCTGCTGAATATCTTTGATATCTGAATAAGAAGACATAACTATTGTAGTGCTCTTCAACCAATCAATAATAGTCTTGACTGAGTTAACAACTGCTGTATTGTTGCGATTTTTAGCCTTCAGTAGCTTCTTTTCTTCTTTTCTAAGTCGTTCAATAAAAGCCTTTGTAATATTTTTGAAAGCTTTATGCTTGGGCCTAAGATTTGTATCCTTCATTTCTTTTGTCAAATCCAAGACGTTATCTGCTTCTTCATATGCAATGACGCATAAGGCTTTGATTGATTTTACTACCTCTTCAGATTTTGCTTTCTTATCGTTTTGAAGTTCGTTAGTATAGCCTAACTGTTGATAAACCTGAGTAATACATTGACCGATCAAACCCTCTATAATAAAGCCCGGTATGCTGCTTTTCGTGAAGGAAATGTCGCCGTAGCTGAAATGTACTAGCCCATTATCTTTTTCTTCTAACTCTAAATCTTTGCTGTCTATATTTTTTATATCTTTCATTTTTACCATCCTTTCTTTTTGGGTGCTGAATCCCATTGTTTCAATCTTTTGTGTTCTTCGTACATGATCTGGTCCGGTTCTTTTTTGCCTTGTTCCACCTCACATTCTTGCCGACAAAACCGCATAACCTCTTCCAAAGCA